TGCGTTACCGCCAGCTAATGTATCAACTTCTGTTGACCTTTCACCACCACGACGAGGGAACCAAAAATCCTCTGTCATTGTTAACATCTTACGAGAATCAGTAATCTGTCCTGAATCTGAATTATACTGTAACTTATTCTTATGTCGAGCCATCATATCTCTAAGATACTGCTCTGCCTTATTCTTAGGCAAGTTACCTACATCAATATAAAAAATTCTTCTTTCTGGTGCTCTTGTTAACGTATAAATTACAACAGCATCTTCTAACATTCTCAACTGATTTAAAGCTTTACTTGCCGGATGTAAATGAGATAGTACTAAACTATTATTCTCATTCATCAATCCTGATGTTACTCTGGCAATTGCATCTTTAGCAACTTTAATTCCAGATGTACTACTTGACGGCGAACTTCCTCCACCGCTTGTACTATTCTGAAAACCACTTTCTGAGTACATATAATACTCATTCTTAACTTTCTTAACAGGTATTCCTGAATGTTTATCTTTACCTTTCTTATCAACTTCTCGTATTAACTTTAACTTACGAGGGTCAACATATCTTAATTCGAGTACACCCTTCTTCACATCTTCAGGATCAATTATAATATGATAATTCAATCTACCGTCTACATAGAACTTGCTAAACATATCATAAGCATTATTTGTAAAATCAAACAATGCAAGAATAGAATCAAACTCTTTAATAATAGACTTCTTAACTTTGTCTGATAATTCTGTTTCGCCTAATGCTATATCAACAACTCTATCATTTGTGTCAACACTAATGGCTTCGTTAACTATATCATCAACAGCCTGATTAATCTCAGGTTGCATTGCCATTGAACGATATTTAGTAATAAGGTCGGATTCTGTTTTAGCAGACCCTTCCATATCTAATATCGTATTATAAAATCCACCAAGCGCATTACCAACGGTAATCGCTCCATCATCGTTAGAGGGTTCTGCGAAACTGACTGGTAAGCTAGTCTCCTCTTCTGCCCTCTTTATGTCAAAGCCAAAAATTTTCAAAATATCATCCTATATTAATTATGTAGTTGGAATTCCAGTGTTTCCTTCTACTTTCCACAAATCGTAAGCAAAGGTTACACCGAATTCCTGGATCTGATCGTTAGTTGACCAATCCATTGCGATCTGATCTGTAGTTGTTGGGTATAAACCTTCAAATACATATGTACGTAAGGCATCCCCGTTTTTACTATATTGCGTTATTAGCGCGTTTGATTTATAATCTTGAGGTAATGCTCTTGTGTTACTATCATGAGAGTTGATTGCATTCAACCAAGCCTCAATTGAGTTACGAACTAAGAAATCCTCATCGTTGATAATTGATACTGTCCAATCTGCAAATTGTCTGTCTCCGGCGTAATTAATCTGTCTTCCAAAATATGGAACAGTGAACGAACCTACCGTAGAGGCAGGCAGTCCAGCTGTCTTAATCATGAAAGGTGATTTAAAGTCTGCGCTCGGGTCAACAGGGTTTAGGATTTGCACTTGGAATAGATTAGCTCGAGCACCACCACCAGTTAACTGGGATTTGAACTCATTTATGTTAAACGCCATTCTTATTCTCCTTTATTTAAAAATTATTTATACTGTTAGAGCGAACCAACAATTTCTTCAAACTCAACACCAGATCTTGTAGCAACAAAGGTTAACTCAATCACATTGATTGAACGTGCAGGCTTAATAAAGATATTAGCTCTGAACTTACCTGAGTCAATTACTGACGGTGTATTTACCGTTTCATCAGATACTACTCTGAAATCAACAATACCTCTTTTACCTTGAATGTCTCTTAAGAATGGTTCTACAATTCCTTTAAATTGAGCTTGAGTAAACTCGTCGTTCAATTCGAAGAGGAATGATTCCGCGGCGTTAGCAATTGCCTTCTCTACAGCAATAAACAATCTTCGTACGTTTAAACTATCAAACGCGCTGTTTTGACCAAATCCTGTTTTATCACCAAATAGAACAATTCCTTGACCTACCTGAGACATAACTGGATTAATTTCGTTACTGTATAACTGATCTCTTTGAGCCTTATTAGGATTAAAAGCAAGTTTTACAACGTTCTTAATTACACCTTTACGGAATCCTGCTGGACTTTCAAAAGGTTCAACTCTTGAAGCAAGTCCTGCGATATCACCGTTAAGTGGAGTGTATCTATATACATCATTGTATCTGTCGTATCTGTATTTGTAACCAGAGTCAATTACTGAGTAAGAAGAACTAGGCAAAGAATTCCTAAATGCAATTACATTTGACAATTTCTGTTCTGTTTTGCTTTCGTCAACAACGTCTGATTTAGCAGGCGAGATAAACGCGATTGCGTCTTTTCTGTAATCTGCAATATTTGAAATAAGGTACGTAGCTACATTACCAGCATCGTCTGATTTACCACCTAATACGAATGAAACATCAATTTCATTTGAAGATTTGAATAAATCATAACCACCAGCAAGATCAGATAATGTTGCTAAACTTTCTGTTCTACCTGCGGTTCCTAATGCCAATGATTCGTATTCTGAAGTTTGAGCTTCAAAATGCGTTGTATTAGCAACTTTGACCCAGCCTGATTCTTGAGCAATTACTTCTTTATAGTAATTTGTTTTACCACTTGAAAGTTTTGCGCCAACAGATGTTGATACATCACTGTAGATTTCGACTGCGGCCCCTTTAGTACCAGTGATCTTACCATCTTCATCTAATACTGCGATATGATAGTTAGCAGCGGCTGGTGCTTTACCAAACATGCTTGAGTATGCCCACTTCCTTGTGATAGAAAGTGCGTTAAGATCAGTTTCTGCTAATAAGTATGAACCTTCAAATACTAGGTCGTAATTATAAGCAGCAATGTTAACTGTGTTCGCTGTTATTTCGCCAGCTGAATCTCTCCATTCTTCAGTAATGGTGCTGACAGTTAATTCTTGATAACCAACTGAACTGTTACCAATTACAAAGATATCACCTGACTCAACGCCTGTGACTCTGTTAGCTGGTGCAATTTCAAATGTGGTTGTGCTTGCGTTAAATGCAATTGTTTGTGCGGTTGCTTGTATTTCTGAGTTAGCGCCTGTAATTCTTGTTGCGGGTATATCTGCAACTGCTGCTACTGAACTTTCAAAATCACTACCTTTAACATATGCTACTTCTAATGAATTACCTAATTCACCAGGGTATAATGCATCAAACGAACCAAATGTATGTAATGCAGTGTTTGCATTAGTTGTATCGGAAGCGGTTGCTGTATTTGCGCCATTGTCGGCACGTGCTACCCAAAGGGCATTTGCATATGAAAGATAATCTGCTGCTACAAAGAACGTTTCATAGTTATCATCATCGGGCGTACCGAATCTGTTAACTAATTCATTCTCTGAAGAAACAAGTACTGCTTCACCTACAGGACCCCATCTAAACACGCCAGCGATTGCTGCAGGTGGTGTTGCGATGGCAGGTACCGATGCTGATGCGTCCACCTCTCGAACAATTACGGAAGGACTTACGGAAAAAGCCATATTATTCTCCTTTAATATTATCTAATTAAATCTTTTGTTACTAATTAATAGTTATCACAGTTTTATTTATAAAAGTTTCTATATCTACCATCCTGACTCAGGCTTGTACTCAATCCATCCTTGTTCATCTGCAATAGGATCTCCTGTATCTATAAAGCCAAAAGGCAATAATTCTTCGTCAAGCTGTTCTTCTGTTTTTTCTTTTAGTTGTGCCAGAGTGTTGATATCTGTAAGTTCTCTAAAGAACCGTTGGTCAGATAACCATGCAAACAGTACTAAGGTCATTACCAAATCATCATTATGACCTGACTCTGCTTCGTAAGAATTGCCTCTTTTACTAAAACGCGATAACTCCTGTATTGTGTTATAATCCTGTATTATTAACTGATTTTGTTCAATTAATAGTTTCAATATAGAACAACCTTTTGATTTTACGCTTTTGGTTGTTCGTATTCCATGATCAGATCTCTTCCCCCCAAAATTTGATACTTGCTTCCCGGCTCTCCCGTGGTTTTCAGTAAAGAGAAGATTTTCATAGCCGTAATCCATAAAGAGTATATCAGCAACTTGTTCACCGATATCGTTAATTTCAATTAAAACTGCACTCTCATTGTACATCAGCCCTATTCTATATATAACAGAAGCAAAGTCTACTGGACTTATGGTATTATCCTTAAAGACACATACTTGCTTGTATGGCATTTCTGTTGTATCAACTATAGTGAACGCCGAATAATCAAGACCTTTACCTCTTGATACATCAACTATCATAACATACGAACGTTCTGGGATTACTGCTTCATATTGTGTAATACCTTCAGCCTCATGTATTGGCATAGAAGGCGCAAGTTCTTTGAGTTTGGCACCACTTATTAGTGTACCTGAGCTTCCTAAGAACTGACAACAGTATTCTTGCTCAAACTTTTCTTGGTCAAAATCTAATGCTTCAAGTGTTTCGTTTTTCCACTTTTCATCTCGACCTGGGACATCATACCACATAACCTCAACATATTCATAACCGTTTGTACCTTCTTTAGCACCTTTACAGGTTTTCCAAAAATGATTCAATCCATTAGGAGTAGAGGTCATTAATAATTTTGTGGTTTTACCAGATGATATCGTTGGATATACAGAAGCAAAGAATTCATCAAAGCCTTCAATAAACGCAACCTCATCGAGATATAGAAAGGATATAGATTTACCACGAATAGCAGAAGATGTTGTAGTACCTGCATAGATCTTACAACCATTCTCTAACGTGATGTTACCTTTATTCCATTCTTCAATACCTTGCTGCATCCACTTAGGCAATGCTTCATAAGCTAACTGAACTCGGCCTAGAACCTCTCGAGCACCGTCTCCCTTATTTGCCAATATGGCTACAGTTTTAAATTCATTAAACAGGATGTAGTGTAATATAACTGCTACTGCCGTTGTTGTTTTACCAGCCTGTCTTGATGTTAATACAGAAACTCTTCTATTATTAGTAATCTTTTCGGTAATTTCTTTTTGATACTCGTACATGTCCATTGGAATTAATCCGTGGTCAACATGTACAATTTTAATATAATTCTCTGCAAAATAAACAGGGTCATCAGCACACTTCAAATATTCTTTTAACATCTCAGGAGTGAACTCTATTTGTTCACCGATCTTTTTGAGATGGGAGTTTCCTAAGTATCCTTTATCGAAGTTACTCATTTGTTATCTTGTTCACCTTTAATCATTTTAAGTAAATCTGATGTAGACACAATTAAATTATTATTTGTTACTTCGGTCTTGCCTTGCTGATCTTCTTCTTTTGCGTATCGTTTCTTTGTTGACATTTCAACATAATCTTTGTTTGCATCAAGCAATGTTTTCATTAAAGTAGATACAACTTCAAACGCCCGAGGAGACTCTGATTGTTTTGCTATCTCTGTCATTTCGCGTACAGCGTCGTCGCCAAGATTAATAATATTCTCGATGTTAGCTTTTGCCAATTCAATATCTTTTAAATTCTCGTTAGCTTCTTTTGTAATAACAGCAGGTGGTTGAGCTACACTTTCCTGTGGTAAATTCTTCACTGAATCTACACTTTCTACAAGTTCGACAGTTTCTTCGTTTGTTGAAAAAGAATTGATAGGTAAGTCAGGCATTTTCTCCGGATTCAATCTATCCAAGGCTTCTTCAGCCGCTTCTTCTAACGGTCTCATGTTTAATCTTTGTGCTATCTTATCATCTTTCATTATTCATCTCTTGTAATATATAACATAAAGTACGATTTACTCATTGGCAAGTTTCTTACAACTTCATCATCCCAAATAGAATTAACAAAATCATCCTGTCCCATACTTCTTACTTTATGTTTCGAAGATTCAATAAACGGCTTTAAGAACTCATCTCTAAATGTAATAAATCTATTAGGGCCATGCTCTGTTGCCTTTATGTGTATTTCAATTGCCATGTGCTTTACATTATTAAAACAATACTCTAATGTATTTTTATTAAATACGTCGTATTCGTTTCCTTCAATATCACACTTTAAATAATCAATCTTTTTTATACCATAATCTCTTATTAACTCTTTAAAAGATATACGATCTATATCATCAATAGGTAGCGGTGCTCTTTTTGTTACGTAGCAACCATCTGCATCTGACGTTCCTATAATAGCGTTTATTGGATAAACTTTAGGATCAGGTTCGTTCATACAATATTCAGAAACATTTTCAATTGCTGTTTTTAACAACTCTCTATTTGCTTCAACCATATAAACTTTAGCAGCTCCCTTATCTAGTGAATCAGCCGCCATCATACCAACACAAGCTCCTAGATCTACAACTACATCTCCTGGCTGTACAACGTACCACCAGTCATAATCCTTTCTCACAAAGAATTCGTTATAGAATGTTCCTGCCATTTCTAAAACAAGACCACCCATACTCATTTCTTGATTTAATGCTTTCTTTCTTATCATAATATAGTATACCTTAAATATTTAGTATTATTTATCCTTCTTCAGTCATCTTCCAATCGCCATCTTTATTTACCCAAGCACAAGACTTGCGCAATTTTGATGTGCTAAATCTGTGATCGCGTTTATTAAAATATAAATCTATATCTCTCTTACGACAAATATCTTTTCCAGTAAATTCTTTATCACGATATTCTTCTCCTAAGATACGAACATCAATTGTATATAGTTCTAATATATCTTCAAGATCTCTTTCTGTTTGGTAAGGAATGATTTCGTCAACATAACCTATTGCTTTGAGTTGAGTATATCTCTCAACAATTGTTTGAATTGGAGGGTTCTTTTCTTTAGGGCGATCTTGTGCAGGATTCATTTGTAGTCCTACCATTAAATAATCACATTGTTCTTTTGCGTCTCTTAGCATTTGAACATGTCCAGCGTGGAGCAGATCAAAGCTGCTGCAAGTAAATCCAATTTTCATAATATAGTATTCCTAATGTATCAGTTCCTAGGTAGGCTCTGTGTCTGATATCGTTGTGATATAACCCCAATCATCGTCAAATTCAATTAAACTATAATCAACGGTTTGTGTAATATCCGAAGTTGCTACGTTATTAGCAGTCATACCCGGCTGTATTGTTTTAAATTCTTCGAACTCTGTATTAGCTGCAGTATCAGTTGCCATTCTTGTATCAATAAACCGTATAACTTGCTTATCTCTTTCAGGCCCAAAGAACCAACCTTTCATATTAAAGTTCAGCGTATATAAAATACTTCGTCTTGTTGTAAAGGCTTCTTCGTATAAATCTTCTGACGTAACATCACTTAATATAAGAGGTACATCCAACGGCTCTAATCCATCAATTAACCTTACAGTACTTGTATGTTCTGGATTAAAGAATGGTAATATTTGCTCTAAACATTTAACGGCATCTTCGTTATATTTTGCCATGATGTATAAACTGAATCCCATGTTATACGGAGTTCCTGAATATACAAATCTTCTCCCACCGTTTTCTGTATCAACAACAGTCTTTCTTATTTTTCTTGTGGGTGCAACTTTTCTTTCAGCATCATAAGTAAAGCTTGTTAGCTCAAATGCCATACGAGGTAATGTCATAGCATAAGGTTGTCCTGCCGATGGATTGCCATCAGCGTCAAAACTTGCGCCACCTTGAACTACAGGATCTTGGTCAAGCCTTGCTAAAATCTTTTGATATGGTCCATAAGAAATAGGTACTATCTGTCTCTGCTGAAGGGTGCCATCAGTACTTGATCTGCGAACTTCTAATTGATTAAAATATGTACCAAATAGAGCAACATATTTACGAATCGTAGAGTTATAAAAATAATTTGCTATTGCCATTAGGTATCACTTATTGTTATATTTTCGCTGAATGGGTCAGTCTCTGAAAAATCAAGAATGCCGTCTGCTTCAAGTTCAAAGTCGAGGTTGCTTGCGTTATCGTCAGTTGCAGCCAATGCGGTTAATGTTGCATTATTT